AAATGGCTGACGGAAATATCTCTGACAATAAAGTCAGGAAGATGGCTCCTTGGTTCGCAAGACATAAGGCAGATGGACAAGCACCAAAAAATAGTGACTCTTCAGATCCAGAATATCCTGGTGCTGGATTAGTTGCTTGGTTACTCTGGGGCGGAAATTCAAACTTTGATGATGCTGCTCAAGACTGGGCACAACGCCAAATTGATAAATTAGATAATGAAACTAATAAAGCAAGGAGCAAGATGAAGAAGACTGAACGCCGTACCTTTACGGTCAGAAACATAGAAACAAGACAGGCAGACGACGGTACTATGCGTATGGCAGGCTATGCTGCAGTATTCAATGAACCATCTGTGCCACTACCTTTTATTGAGAAGATTGCACCAGGTGCATTCAGAAAGACATTATCTGAGACACCAGATGTTCGTCTATTGGTTAACCATGAAGGACTTCCTATGGCCAGAACCAAAAACGGGACCATGAGATTATATGAAGATGAAAAAGGACTATACTTTGAAGCAGAGTTAGCAAACACACAAGAAGCAAGAGATCTATATACACTTGTATCTCGTGGTGATGTTGATCAAATGTCTTTTGCTTTCCGTGTTATTCGCCAAAAGTGGAATGATGACCGTACAGAAAGAAGCCTAACAGAGGTCAGCCTTGCTGATGGTGATGTATCAATCGTCACATATCCAGCATACCCAGCAACCTCAGTAGAAGCAAGAGAAGCCATTAAGAGAGCCATTGCTGAAATAAAAGAGGGCAGAGAAGTAAGTGGCGACTCATTATTAGTATTAGAGAGCATCTTTGGAGACTTAACAGAAGGTCATGAATATGTCATGAAGGCTGTAGAAGTCATGGGTGCACTACTTGGTAACAATGGAGTAGAAGGCGAAGAAGAAGAGTCTGAGTCTCCATTAGAAGAAGTTGAAGACCAAGAATTAGAAAATTCTTCAAACATCATTGATGTAGTAGATGTTCCTGGACAAGGTGCAAAGATTGTTGGAGATCATCCATCAGTTCTAAACTTCCTACCAGATAATCTACCAAGATCAATGTCTCTACGCTTAGCACAAGCAAAGAGAAACACAATAAAATAATATTCCTATCCTAAACGATAGGACTGAAGTCGGAGTTAGGCTCACACCCGTAAGCGTCGTGAAATCCATAACCACCACCTCAACTTAAAAATACTCACAAAGGAGAACAACAAATGTCTTATTTAGACAAAGTAATTGAACGCCGTGATGCAGTTAAGGTAGAGTTGGACGCAGTTCTTGAGGCAGTTGCTGCAGAGAACCGTACAGACCTTACAGAAGACGAAGCAGCAAAGGTTGATACACTTGTTGAAGAGTCACGCTCACTTGATTCAAAGATTGAAAAGTTGACTGCACAGGCAGCAGCAGATGCTAAGGCATCAGAGGCTCGCTCAGCAGTTGCTGAAGTTGCAATGCCAAAGGTTGGCGGAGCACGAGTAACATCTGAGGCTCGTACATACACACCAGAATCATCAACATCATTCGTAAAGGATGCATTCGCAGCAAAGTTCAGCAATGACTATGCAGCACAAGAGCGTCTTGCTCGTCACACTCGTGAAGAAGAGATTGAGCGTCGTGATGTAGGAACTGGCAACTTTGCTGGTCTCGTAATCCCACAGTACCTCGTTGATCTTGCAGCACCTCTTGCTCGTGCAGGTCGCCCAACAGCAGACTTCGCAACAAACAAGATGGTCTTGCCTCCAGCAGGTATGACTCTAAATATCTCTCGCATGACTACTGGTACATCAACTGCAGTTCAGGCTGCTGAAAACGATGCTATCTCAGAGACAAACGCTGACGATACACTATTGACTGTGAATGTTCGTACAATCGCAGGTCAGCAAGATATCTCAAAGCAGGCGATTGAGCGTGGAACTGGTATTGATGCATTCATCATCCAGGACCTTATCCGTGGATGGCATACAACACTTGACAACCAGATCCTAAATGGAGATGGAACATCAGGTTCTATCCTTGGTCTTTCAAACACAGTTGGAATTGGATCTGTAACATACACAGATGCTTCACCAACAGTTGCTGAACTATATCCAAAGTTGGCAGATGCTTACCAGAAGATTCAGACTGGTGCATACATGAATCCTACACACTGGATCATGCATCCTCGTCGCCTTGCATTCCTACTCTCAGCAGTAGATTTGTCAGGTCGTCCATTGGTAGTTCCAACACTAAATGGTCCAATGAACGCATACGCAACAGGTTCAGGTCAGGCATTCTACGGTAACTCAGGTTACTCATTGATGGGTCTACCAATCGTTGCAGATGCGAATGTTACAACAACAGCAGGTGCTGGCACTAACGAAGATGAAATCTATTGCGTAACTGCACCAGAATTCCATCTTTGGGAGCAGGCTGGATCACCATTTGCATTGAACTTTGATGCAACAGGTGCTGGTTCTTTGACAATTAAGTCAGTCGTATACGGATACGCAGCAGCAACTGCTGGCCGTTACCCTGCAGCATTCTCAAAGATCTCAGGAACTGGTCTTGTAACACCTACATTCTAAAGTTTGCATAGTTAATTCTGTGCAATACTTAGAGTAATCTAAGGGAGAGTGGGCCTGGATGAACCCCGCATTTGGGTCCACTCTTTTTAGAAAAGGAATTTATGAATAAGATTAAAAAGATTTTTAGAATCAAGAAGGAAACTGCAACTGCTTTACCTAAGATGGAAAAAGCAATGTTGCCTAAATTGGAGAAGAGGAGTAAATGAGTAGACCTACGCTTGCACAAAGTCAGCAACCTACTAATGTTTATACGACATTAGCAGATGTAAGAAACAGCCTGCAAATTGAAGATAGCAATGATGATAATGAAATTCAGATGGCTATTCTTGCTGCAAGCCGTATGATTGATGACTACTGCCAAAGATCTTTCTACCAAGAAGGCACATTAGCAGCACCTGTAACTAAATACTACACACCTGTAAATCCGTGGTACTTAGAGATTGATGACCTTATTGAACCTACAGAAGTAAGAACAAGAGCAAATCAATCTGGACCATTCAACCAGGTATGGAATTTAGACACAGACCTTATGTATGAGCCTATTAATAATCCAGAAACGGGCAAGCCTGTGACCAGACTATTAGCAATTCAGACATATGTATTTCCTTACTTCTTTCCACAGACAGTTAAGATAAGTGGAGTTTGGGGCTGGAAAGAAATACCTTATGAAGTAGAACTTGCTTGCAAGATACAAGCAGCAAGATTATTTATTAGAAAGCAGTCTCCGTTTGGTATTGCTGGTTCTGTAGAATTAGGAACAGTTCGTCTTAATTCTCGCCTTGATCCAGATGTTGAGATGCTACTAAAGACATTCCGTAGAAACTTTGGATTGGCCTACTAATGATTACAAGTATTAGCGCAGTCAGAGAAGGCATAAAGAAGAATTTACAAACGATCAACTTAAGAACTTATGATCTGATACCAGATGTAGTAGTTCCACCATGTGCAATTGTTGGTCAATTAGATTTCACATTTGACGCAAGCATGGCTCGTGGCTTAGACACAGCAACTTGCGATATTTATGTGATTGTTCAAAGATTTTCTGAGAGAGCAGGACAGGACAAGTTAGATGAACTTCTGGCTGGTGGTGGCCCTAATTCAATTAAGGGTGCCATGGATTCAGATGTGACTCTAAATGGTTCTGTTAAAACTTCCAGACTCGTAAGTGCAGAAAGTGGTACTTATCAAACTGGTGATCAGACATATCTATCTTATCGTTACAACCTCGCAATTTGGGGCTAAGGAGAAAACAATGGAATATATAGTTACCTCAACTAAAAGGATTTGCGGTAAGATTAATGGTGAAAAACTTACCGTAGATGATATACTTAGCAATGGAGGAAAAGTTGAAAGACTTCTTGCAGCAGGGCATATCAAGAAAGCATCAGAGACACCAAAAGTAGTAAAAGAATCACAGTTTGACACAAAAGTTCAGGAGCCAGAAGTTCCTGTTTTTAATACAAATAATCACGAAGGAGATAAATAATCATGGCATATACACCAATAGTGTTAACAAATGCGTTTGTAAGCATTGACGGAACAGATTTTTCTGATCATGTTACAAGCGTAACTCTTAACCAGAATGTAGACGCAGTTGAGACAACTGCAATGTCTGCAGCAGGTGCAAGAACTCGTGTTGGAGGTCTTAAGGACAATTCAGTAACAATTGAATTTAACCAGGACTTCTCAACAGCAGAGTTGGAAGCAACTGTAAACGCAGTAGGTACATCTTGGGTAGGACAAAACGATATTTCAGTTATCGTTAAGCCAGATGGCTCAACCACATCAGCAACAAATCCATCATACACATTTGATGTTTTGGTTTCAGAGTGGACACCACTAAACGGAGCAGTAGGCGAACTCGCAACTGTTTCTGTTACATGGCCAGTAAACGGCGACATTACAAAGAGCGTTACACCGTAATCTATGAGCGCATTAGTCTTAACCAACGCATATGTTCAGTTGCAAGAAACTGGCTCTGGAACAACCTGGGATATCTCAGATTTTGTTACTGGAATCACTCTGACGACCTCACATGAACTAATTGAGACTACACAAATGAACGATGTTTATAGAAAGATGATTGCAGGATTAGGACAGAATCAAGTCACATTTGAATTTAATCAAGACTTTGAAACTGTCGTAAATGCAGCAGGTGGATTAGAAGCAATAATCTATCCATTTATTGGTACTACACTTAGGTGTAGAATTAGACCAGTAAACGCTGTTGTAAGTGCAATTAATCCACAATATCGTTTTGACATGGTAATTTCTGAATGGACTCCTTTATCAGCGTCCGTTGGAGAATTATCAACAGCAGTAGTAACTTGGCCAATTACTGGCGAGATTACAAAAACAACATCATAACCTTGAAGGGGTAAATATAATGGATGGACTACATATAAAGATAAAGACAAATGATGGAACAGATGGAACATTTCCACTGCGTCCAAGATCAATTGTTTCATTTGAAAACAAGTACAATAAGGGATTTGCTAAACTACTTAGCGAAGACCAAAAACTTGAGCATATCTACTTCCTTGCTTGGAGTGCCTTGAAGGACTCTGGCAAGTCAGTAAAGCCATTTGGAGATGCCTTCCTTGATACTTTAGACAGTGTTGAGTTGGTCGTAGACCCAAATTTAGAATCCACAGAGACAGCCTAACCTATCAGGTAGCAGTTATTTCTGTGGAAACTGGCATATCACCAGTTGCTTTACTTGATGCACCTGACGGTGTACTTGAAGCAATGGTTATTTATCTAAGAGAAAAAAACAAGGATGCGAGAAAAAAATGAGCCAAGATGCAATAGTGTTAACTGGAGTCAAGGAGACACTAACTGCATTAGCCCAATTTGATAAAGACGCAGTAAAGGGATTTAATAAGGTTATTAACTCTGAACTTCGTCAAGCAAAAGTTGAGGCACAAGGCTTTGTTCAGGCAAAACCACCACTTAGTGGATGGAAAACTGAACCTCCTCGTAAGCCTCGTAGTCGTGGTGGGGCTGGATGGCCTGCTTGGGACCAGAGTGTTATCAAAGCAGGCATCTCAGCATCCAAGGCTGAAGGTAAGGTCAGAGGAGACTACACCACTTCTGCAGGTGGACTAAAGAATAGATCTGCTGCAGGTGTTATTTATGAAATTGCGGGAAGAATTAATAAGTCTGGCACATTTGTAAGTAACTTGGAAAGAAAACAAGGAGATGCCTCTCGTTTAGTATGGAGGGCAGTAGACATTCATAAAGATAGAATTCTAAGAAATGTCTCTCAGGCCTTAGATGAGGCTAAAGCAAAACTACAAAAGCATTTAAATATGGAGAAGGGATAGTTCATGGCACAAGGATCTATTTACGCAAGAATTATCTCCCAGTACTCCGCTAAAGGTAGTAAAGAGGCAGCAAGAGATCTAAAGAGACTGCAAGCAAATATTGATAACTTTTCCAGAAGAGCAACACAGGCTTTTGCTGTCGCTACAGCAGCGTCTGCTGCATTTGCAATTAAACTGGGTAAAGATGCTGTAAAGGCTGCTCAAGACGATATTAGAGAGCAAATTCTTCTTACCAACACACTGAAGAATACAGTTGGTGCTACAGATGCTCAAATTGCTGCTGTAAACGAATATATTGATAAGACTGAATTACTGACTAATATTCAGGGAGATCAGTTAATTCCAAGTTTTAATCAATTGGTTATAGCCACTGGTAGTTCAACTGATGCCATGCTTCTACAAAGCGTTGCAATTGATTCTGCAGCAGGTTCTGGAAATGAATTAGCAGCCACAACAGCAGCCATTACAAAAGCAACTCAGGGTAACTTTACTGCTCTGAAAAAGATGTTCCCTGCGTTAGACGCAAGCATAGTTAAGAATAAAGATTTAGGTGCTGCATTACTCTATCTTGATAAGACATATGGAGGAACAGCAGAAGAATTAGCAAAGAAAGATCCATTTGGACAATTAGCCGTTTCTGTTGAAAAACTAAAGGAAAAATTAGGTTATGCCTTAATTCCTGCCCTTACAGATTTTGTTAAATATTTAATCTCAGATGTTATTCCAGAACTTGAGTATTGGCTTGAACTCAATCAGAATGGTATCAAGAGATCCTTAGACTCTGCCGTTTCAAATATAAAAGAGTTTGCTAAGGCTTTATCAACAATCTTTGATGTTCTAAGAGCCATTAACCAGGTTTTACCACTTGGCGTAGCAGGATATATTCAGTTAGGTGCAGCACTTTATGGTGCTGGTAAGGCTATCGCTTTTGCTGGTGGTGCTCTTAAGGCCTACACATTATTTGCAAAAGCAAACAAAACTGCAACTGATAAGTTGGCTCCAGCAGCAACAGGTCTTGCAGAAATAGTTAGAAAGTCAAACGATGTTACTTTGCAGGGAAATAAGATCCAGAGAAAGTTTAATGCTGCCTTAGTTTCAGTAATTTCAACATTTAAACAACATCTTATTATTACTCCAAAGACTACTGTTGAAACTTATAAGTTAAACGCTGCTCTTAAAGGAACAGGTACTGCAGCAACATTAGCAAACGCTGCCTT